GTTACATTTATTAACAACGGAGTATTATCACTTTCAGCTGGTACTACTGGATTAACCGTTAGTGCATCGACCGGCTCTATTACATTAGCTGGTACATTAGCTACAGCTAACGGAGGTACTAACCAAACCTCTTGGACTGCTAACGGTATTGTATATGCATCAAACGCAACTACATTAGCAAACAGTTCTGCTTTATTGTATGGTACTGGTGTTACCCCTACTAGCGGATTTACTGCTACAACCACTGCTACCATAACAGGCGGATTAAACGTAGGTGCCGCTGTAGGTGCTATTACCGGACAGATCAACGCATCCAACGAAATCACAGCATACTCTTCGGACCGTAGATTAAAAACTAATGTAAGACCTATTGACAATGCTATTACCAAAGTGTTATCATTACAAGGAATAATTTATAATTGGAATGATATTGCAGCACAATATGGATTCAGCACTTCACAAAATCTTGTAGGCTTATTTGCACAGGATGTTGAAGCGGTTTTACCAGAAGCTGTAAGACCCGCACCTTTTGATAATGATGGCGAAGGTGGCAGTAAATCAGGAGAACATTATAAAACCATTCAGTACGAAAAACTAGTACCCTTGTTAATCGAAGCGATTAAAGATCAGCAAACACAAATTGCTCAGCTTCAAGCCACTGTCGACGGCCTGGTGAATAAATACCAGGCAACGGGAGAATAAACCATGGCAGTTTTACCAGCCACTGGCCAGGCAATTGCAATGGGTGCGGTGTATGTCGCAGCCGGCGGCGGTGGGTTTGCTGGTACAGCTACTCGCACACAGTTAGCCGGTCTTAATATTAAGCTCAGTGCTACATTAGGTGTTAGTTATGGTGGCAGAGCACCAACTACAACAATTAGTTTTTCATCGACATTTGGTGGAAAAACAGTTCCATATACTTATTACGGTAATTTATAATATGAAAAAATCAAAAGTTAATTTAGATAAAATTTTAAAACAAGCAACGCTAGGTCCCAGTCGTTGGGAATTAGATAATATTACTTGGAACGATCGTGCTTCTAACCCTAATACTTTAAAAGAATTCTTGAAAAGAATTTCAGAATTAAAATCTCTAACTAAACCTACCTTAGAACAAAAATCAGAATTAACTATATTGTTAGAGTTAGCTGATGGGTTAGATGAAGCAGATTGTATGGAATTATTGTCCAATGAGGACGAGGTTGTAAAACACAATTTTATCGAAACCATAGCACGACATAGTGCATTAGAAGTATTGACTAATAATCGAGTTAGCTACGAGACTATGAATACCATGTGTAAACTAAGTCCTAATGATTTTATTCTTGCATCTAAGCGTACACAGGATTTAATTAATTCCATTCGAGAATTAGTCATACAAGGCGAAACATTAAGTTCAGACGTAGCTGGTGCATGAAAAAAGAATCGGTTTTCTCCTCTAGTCAGTGGAGCCTTAAGAAAAGTAAGTTAGCCGTTTTAGTTCCATGTAGAGATATGCTACATTCGGCATTTGCTATGTGTTTGGTCGAATTAGTCAAACTCAATACTATGAATAATATTGATACTCATGTGGTCATGGATGCTAGTACAGTATTATTAACACAACGAGCTAGATTAGCACAAGAAGCACAAAAAATCGGCGCCGAATATATGCTTTGGCTAGACAGCGACATGGTATTCCCTGCCACTACTGCCATGCGGTTAATGGCACATAAAGAATCTGTAGTGGCAGCAAACTATGTTCGTAGACAATTACCTGCTAAAGGGGTTGCTTATGAAAAAATTGGAGACTGGGTTAACCCATTGCCTTTTGAATCTCGAGATGAACTAGTTCCGGTAGAAGGTATTGGCATGGGTTGTATGTTGGTCAAGACCAGTATATTGAAAGAAATTTCCAAACCATGGTTTGAATTTCATTGGACTGAAGAAAGCAATGATCACTTAGGCGAAGATATGGACTTTTGTATGAAGATGAAAAAAGCCGGTTATACGGTTAAAGTAGATACTAATCTAAGTATGGAACTACGGCATATGGGAACCTGGGCATTTGGCCCTGAACTAATTAGATCAAATTAAGTCTAATAGTAATTCTAATTTTGTTTTAATAATTTTATTATTGAGACTGGTCTTTACAGCTTGATGTAATGGTTTTGGCCATTTATTAAAGTCTACCCAGGCATATCCTTGGTGTTCAGAATTTAATGTAGGAATAAATTCTTTTTCCACAATTAATACATAGGTATTATAATAAAAATTTTGATCGTTACTAGTGAATAATTCTAAAGGCACTACCTTTTTTATCTTAGGAGTTGTGCCAATTTCTTCGGAAATTTCTCTAGTCAATGCATCAAACGCAGTTAAATCTGCAGGTTCTTTCTTCCCGCCAACTAAGCCCCAAGTGCCTGCAGTCTTTCCCTGAGTTCTTAATAATAATAAAAATCTTTTAGTATCTCGAGATAAGAACAAGCCACCGCTACAAACGATCTGATTTACAGGACTATTGACCATAACTGCTTAGAATATATGCCTTCAAAACTCTTGCTCCATTCTGTACCATTCCACATATACTGTATTCCGGTATATGTATTAGTTATATAAGTGGTGGGCTGTGATATCTGAGAATCGAATACTATGCTCCAATGAGCGCCATCCCATTGTATAATGTCATTGGCATATGCTTGAAAATCGGTGTCATCATGATTCTTCCACGCGCGGGGACCGCTGTATCCAGGTTGTCCAAATTCTGGAACCACATTGATATTTTCTAAAATTAAATACCTTGACCCTGAAGAGATTATGTTGGTAGGATTGAATGTTTCGGGGTTAATAATAGCATCCACTGTTCCTCTTCCTTGAATAATAGTATTACTAGGAATTGTGTCAGGATCAAAATTTAATAACATTCGACTATTATCGCTAGCATCTAAACTAATATATGCAACAATAAATGTATTATCGGGTTTTTGTAATCTTAATTGGCTAAGTCCTGCACGAAATTGTCCAGGATATAAATCTAATAATTGTAACCAATTAGTAGTTCCCGTAGGTATGCTAGTATCATTAGCGTCCTTGTTTATGCTGTTGGTTAATAAACTAGCAACATTGTTTAATACTAATAATTCAAAATTTCCAGGAGTAACTACAGTAGTAAACAATGGTTGTCCTAGACCGGGGTATACCGCAGTAGGATCATTATAATCTGTAATAATTACACCCTCGTGATTGCTAAACGCATTAGCAATGATTTTTGTAATAATTCCTAATCTTTTAACTTTGGCTGGAGGTGTGATCCATATTGGAGTAAAAAATGTTAGATTCATAATATCGATATCTTGTTCAACACCTTGTGGAATTGATCTACTACTCCAAGTGATAGATTCTTGTTGTAAAATTGTTAAACTAGTCCAGTCGAGATAGTTATCGGTAGTTTGTAATTCTAAACTGGGAGTAAACAAGTATGCTAACTGCTCCCATATTTGTAATTTTTGATCAGTATTAGTTGTCCATATATCTGCAGCAAATGTTAGTTTATATGGAGCAGGCATAATACGTTCTACAGTATAACCTAATCCCTGAGAATTTATATATTTTCCCGATTCTTCATCAAATGCTCTTTCTCGAATTTGTACCTTATCAACAAATGTAGGATCTTGCAATCTTGCTTGATCGAATTCTACATTTTTAATATAGCAGGCAATAAATGGAGCAGTGGGGACCACGTTCTCTGAATTCTTTTTCAATGCTGCCGATGCTTGTCGACTAGGATCTCCATACATAACTGGAACTTGGTGAAGTTTTCCCATACCATCTTTGTAAGAAAAATTACTCATTACTCTTATGTATTGAGTAAGATATCTTCTTATTTGCCCGTCATAGAACCATTGTGACATTTTAATTATCCGCCCGAGGTTTTAATGCTTGACTTAATGCTTGTCGCTCTTCGACAACTTTTCCGTTAATAGTGGCTGTATTAATGTTATTAATAAATCCTGCTTTTTGTGTTTGCCTTACCTGTTTGCCGGCAAAAATTCCGCTAGCAACATCTTGTTGTCCAAATTGATTCATAGTCATTTTTACATTTTTTTCGTATAAATTCCAAACAACACCATCAAATCTATACAATGCGTTAGGCATGTAATCAGTTCTTAGGTAAAATGCACCCACAGCAGGATTAACTGTAAAAGTTATTCCTGAATCGAAAGGAGCACCATTTGGCGGAACTCCGTCACCTGTCAAATATCCCACATATAAATTCTTTGATGGAGTATGTAATACTACACTAGAATCTAACACTGCTTGTTCTATGCTAGCATCGTCCATCATATCGCTGGCATCTGCTACATCGACTAGACCTGACTCTACTGTAGGAATAATGTAAAAACTTTTAGTATTATATCCACTAACAGGAGCGTCTAGCATTGCCTGTTCAACAATTTGATTGTTAATATCTATAGATTGATTATAAGTGCTCATCAAATCACGCAGTGTACTACCGTCTTGATTTCCTGCGTCTGCATTAAAGATTTGACTAAATTCTTGGCTGTCTATTAACGGCACACATTTAGCTCTTAATAAATGAGGATACCAAGTCTGGCTAAACCCTGCTGCAGGGCGGCTAACATCCTGCACTACATAAAATCTTTTCAGTGCTATTAGATTATTGTCCAATGCATACTCGTCTTTTAAATGCGGCAGTTCTATAACATCGCCGGGCATTATTTTTCTTTGCAGTAATTCAACAGTGCTACGCAAATGGAAATGCATCATTACTGTATCATTTTGCAGGAATAAACCAAATTGACTTAGATTAAAATCTAAATCCTGCATTTGATAAATCCCGCGAATAACATAGACATCAGGACTGTAACTTCTATCTCTATTTTCCATAAACAATACGTCTTGTATACCCAGTTCAGATATAGGATTATTACTGTTATTTGGTGCTGTAGGGGAAGAAGCACCGTCTTCAGGTGTTACAGAACCTAAATATTTGTGTATAAAAACATCGGTTCCACCCACTTGAAATTGTTCATTAACTGTTCGGTCTATGAATTTAAAATCAGGGCCTTTTTCGGATTTATAAAGGGACAATCTTGGCATAGTATTGTATTTATGGAATTATTGCCCGACCCAATTTGCAAGTTAACCAAATATGACTAAATACTGATACTATTACCGAGTAACACTCTCAGGAGAATCGACAATGCCAACACCAACACAAGGAGCCCAAGGTACCCAAGGCACACAGGGAAAAATTGGGCAGGGTGTACAAGGCGCGCAAGGTCGACAAGGAAATATTGGTGGGCAAGGAGTGCAAGGCCTATTAGGATTAATTGGTGGGCAAGGAGTGCAAGGTCGTCAGGGCACTCAGGGGTATTCCGGTGGTGTTGGTGTACAAGGCCCATTAGGATTAATTGGCAGGCAAGGAGTGCAAGGACCATTTGGTTCTCAGGGCTCTCAAGGTTATACCGGCAATCAAGGTATACAAGGTATGATAGGTACCGGATTGCAGGGAATACAAGGATATCAAGGACCTAGCAACGGACCACAGGGTGCTCAAGGTACCAATGGATCACAAGGACTCCAAGGCGATACCGGAGTTCAAGGAAATACTGGTAATCAAGGAACCGCTGGCACTGGTAACCAAGGGGCACAAGGTGCTAGCAACGGACCCCAAGGTACACAAGGCCCTCGAGGATATATAGGATCCCAAGGTGCAGTCGGCGGTACAACATTTACCACAGTTCCCAAAAGTAACACATCTACCGGAATTGTAGGCCAACTGGCATATGGAAATGGTCAGATATATTTTTGTGTTGATACAAATACTTGGGTATCAGTTACTGCATCTACTTCATTTAATAACGCATAACGCGATTGGGACATTAATTTTATAATGGAAAAAATATGACCACAACATCTACTACAACAGCTACTACAACAGGTACACAAGGTGCACAAGGAATACTCGGCCTTCAGGGGACGCAAGGTACACAAGGATATGTTGGCGGTGCGGGCGCACAAGGAACCGCTGGTATAAATGGGTCTCAAGGAGCCCAGGGATCTCAAGGTAGGCAAGGTACACAAGGATACACCGGACCACAAGGTGCCATTGGTAGTCAAGGCAGTGTTGGATCACAGGGATTAATAGGTACTGGGTTGCAAGGTATCCAAGGATATGTTGGATCTACAGGTACACAAGGCAGCATTGGTGTACAAGGATACAATGGTATACAAGGTAGTCAAGGATATGTTGGATCTACAGGTACACAAGGCAGCATTGGTGTACAAGGATACAAT